TATGCTTGCGGTGAATGTCGATATACCTTTTGGTACGACGAGCCGCGAAGTGCATCCCCTTACCTTTGATAGATGCCGAAGAGTCGTAGTAATACGCCCGCATCATGGTCGGCATGATGACCTGCATCAGTGCATGGTTCTCGATATGGTCAGGAAAATATGGCAGTTTATGAAGCACACGGTCCTTCCCGCATGGGCAGTGTCGTACACACTCATGTCCTGGGGAAGTATGATATGCTTCATTTTTCAGCAAATCGTGCAAGAGGTTGAGATTGCCTTGTGGGTCGCGGTCGAACAAGCGTACTCCCTTATGCGCATCCTTCCCCCGTCGAGCCTCTATGTCGGCTTGACGCAGGTTCAGCGGGTCATAGACCTGTTGGATGCGCAGTTTTCTATTCTTTCCGCGCAGGCGTTTCTTACGTTGATAAGCTAATTCTGCCATTGTTTCTCTTCATTTATTCCCAGCGGGCGAACCGCTGGGCACAGTAGTGGTTACTTTTGACACAGATGTTATGGGAGGGCCTTCTACATTTCTTGGCTCACGGGTGTTCGGTATATGCGTACAACTGCATTGCTTACTTGCGCGAGGGGACTTTGTTGTCCGACGATGTGATAGCGCATCTTTGTGCCAGACTCATACCCAATGCCTTTTATCTTTGCTCTGTCAGGTAGAGAGGACAAAGCGGGAAAACCACTTTGCACTCGCTAACCCTCCATCGAGACAGGCTCAATCGTGTGCTCATCCTCTTTGGCTTTCGCGAAGTCAGTGAGGACAAACAGTGGAAACATATCAGATAACTCTTTTTTTTGTTCAATGTAGATGTTCAGGCGAGCGCCGATGTTCGTGTTCGAGTTCGAGAAACCGTTATTCGAGTTCGCATACGAAAGACCGCATTGCGCACCGTTATTCGCGTTACCCCCGACGTTCAGCAGCTCCACGATATGTTGCCTTTTCCTCCGTTTCCCCGTTGAGCTGTAGAAGGCTCGAACAACCTATGTTGCTATTCTCTTTGGGGAAGGAGTCTATCAGTTTGTATGTCCAGGAAGTCAATCCCTGACATCAAGTGTCTCAGTAAGTCAATTTTTTATGGATGGTCACGCTCTTGTGACTTCACCTCTTGATGTGACTTTTTTAATTGTTATTACTCTTGTTACTTTTTACATCCCAGCCGAAACCGTCTGGGCACTGTGGCGAAAGCCGCAGAGAGGGAGCGAGCCGGATGCCGGCTGGCCAATGATTGTCCGCTTACGCGGAAATCATGGCCACCAGCTCCGCACCGCTCACGAATATCGGTTCTCCGTAGAAGGCCAGGCGAGCGCCGAGGTTCGTGTACGAGCTCGAGAAACCGTCATACGAGGTCGCAGACGAAAGACCGCATCGCGCACCGGCATTCGCGCGACCCCCGACGCTCAGCAGCTGACCACCCGTAGCGAACCAATACCCATCGCAGTAGTATGTATTAGAACCGGCACCAACAGCCTGGCATATCATATCCCAGTATTCGCCCAGTTCCATGCTCTTAGCATAAGTACCACTGCCACTCTGAGAAGAGAGAGCACAGACAAACTCACGGCCTTCAGCGGTATTGCTGACGATATTGCCGTCATAGACGATAGCATAGCGCACGTCGTCGCGCATCTCGAAGCGGATGCCAGGACGGAACTCCCACAGTTTTCCCCATAGGTCCTCGAAGCCGAACAGTTTGACAGGATATTGGTCGCCGATGGTGGCATCCGTATAGAACACCTTACCAGAACCGTCGCCTAATGACTTACAGAGGCCCATAGGCACGTTACGAGCAGCCTCCCATGAACTCGTCTGGAATCCAGCACCGATAACCTCCTGAGAGTTCAGTGAGCCATAGCGGGCCTGGAAGAGCGCATTGATAAGACAATGGAAGCCATAGTTAGCCAATCCCCACTGTGTGCCGAGCTGCTGTGCGCAGTTCCAGAAGGCGCTCATTGTCTTAGAATGGCCAGGAGCCACGTTCGGGCGTGAGTGTCCGGCACCGCCACCATCTACTGACATCTTGTAAGCACCTACCCAATGTGGTGAGCCAAAGACATGTCCTCCGTCAATAGGTACGAGACCGCCGAAGTTCAGCGTCTTGTTTTCTCCGAGGAAATGGCAGTCAGGCACATGGATCATCGTCTCACAAGCCGCTTCGATAGCTGCTGTGACAGGTGTTGCATCCGCGAACTTATCCCATGTAGAGCCATTCAGTTTGGCAGCATATACCTTTCCGTCCTTGCGGAAAAACATATAGCCACCCATCTGAGCCTGATAGAGTTCTGCAGCACCACGATTATTGACCGTGAATGCAGGGTTAGAGTTTTCTTCCAACGTGTGTTTGGAAGCGAGCGCACCGACCACCGTTGACGGAATGGCCGCATTAGCAACCTCAGAAGGCATTGCTTCATAGAAGTTGCTTGCACTGGTGACACACAACACACGAGCGATGCCTTCACCAGGGTTGAGAGTTGTTTTTGCTTTCTTCATTTCGTTTTATTTTAAAGGGTTATTATTAAAGCCTTTAGCGGCCCAGCCGAGAACGGCTGGGAGTGGTGGTTATGTGCGGATGGCGATAGTGTTTCCGTCGGACAGTTGGATGAGTTCTCCGTCTTCATCTGCAAGTACATCATAGACTGTGCGTAGAGAGACAAATGGGTCCACGAGATATTTCACGCCGAGCGTATTGAATAATTTGTTGCCAGGTACCGTCACCTCCATGCCATACTCTCCGAGCATTTCAGGAGGATTTGTCGATCCCTGCTGACGTATGCCCCAGTTTGGCATGAGCCAGTGGCGTTTCTGTTCGGCAGTCATATCATTATGCTTTGCCACATGCACCATCATGCCAAACGTCATCCATGCCGACTCTGGGAATACACGGTTGCCACCATAGGAGAATACCGTAGGAAGAATCTTAGGGAAGCGCCATGCGATAGCTGCTGTAGCCTCGTTATGGATATCTGGAGCCGCTGTTGACGTGCCGTTGTTTACACCGATGCGACAGCGTACCAGGAAGTCCTCTATGAAGTCCATATCGACCGCCAGTGTCGCGCTATTCTTACCGTTGACATACCATAGGCAGTCATCCGTGATGGCGAGCCATGTAGCGCCAGCATCCAGGGAGTAGTCCCAGAACCACGCCACCTGAGCCGTCTTATCCACGCCACCCAGTCGTGCTTCCGCCTCGAAAGTGTAGATGGTGGTAGCAGCAGACAGCGGGAAGTGCTTACGAGTGCGGTCACACAGGATATTGATGCTCCACTGTTCGTCAGCCTGCAATACAGCCGACAATGAGAGCGTGTCGGACATGATCTGAGGAGAAGACGTGCGCGTGTCAACGAAGCGGCATTCACAATACACCTTGACACCATTCTGATGAGTGAAGTTCTTACGGACGTAGAGAAGATCGCCCACCAGGTAGTAGTCAGCCGTTGCATCCGTTGTCGTAACCTGCGTATCG